TGCAATGGGTGGTGGATCGGCTACTGCCAAAACTGCAAGTTATACATTAGTTGCCGCTGATGCCGGTACGGTGGTATCAGTTAATAGTACAAGTGCAACTACGATTACAGTTAATACAGGATTGTTCGCATCCGGAGATACTGTAACCATACAAAATTTAAATGAAGGGGTTTGTACAATAACCGCTGGTACTGCAACTGTTAATACTTCTTCTTCATTAGAATTAGCAGAATATGAAGGTGGTCAATTATATTTTGTAAGCGCTTCAGCCGCTATATTTTTCAAATCAGATGGCGGTGCTGCCGCTGCTGGTGGAATGACTTTAATTTCAACAACTACTTTAAGCGGTTCAACAACAACTTTAACAAGCATTCCCGGAACTTACAAAGATTTAAGAATAATTGTTAGAAATATGGATAGTAATAATGATCCTGCATATTTAGGAATAAGAATGAACGCAGATGCTAATTCTTCAAGGCATAGAAATATAACAAGTTTTGGCACAACAAATAACTCATCTTTTAACGATACTATTTGGGAAGTTATGTATCCAGTAGATGATGTAAGTATTGATAATTTTGCTTTAATAAATATTTACGATTACACAAACACCACGACATTTAAGATGGGTAATATTTTAAGTGTTGGAAATAATGAAACCACAGTTACAAACATAAATGTAAAAACAAGCCTTGGAATTTACAATCAATTATCTGCAATTACTTCTTTAGAATTTCGTGCTGTAATTGGAAGTTTTACAGCAGGAACAATCCTACTATACGGAGTATCATAAAATGACTAAGCCAACAATAAGAATCCACAATCTTGAAACAAATGAAGTAATTGATAGAGAAATGAATGACGCTGAGTTTGCTCAACATGAAATTGATAAAGCAAATGCTCAGGTAGCAAAATCCGAAGCCGAAGCAAAGGCAACGGCTAGGGCTGTTTTACTAAAACGTTTGGGAGTTACTGAAGAAGAAGCCAGGTTATTGCTTTCATAAGCATGTAGGTGATGGCCATTATTAGAGAACTTACCAGCCCTAATGGTTGGCCGGCTAGTGATGATCGCAAAGAATTAGGCATTGAAACCTTTACAGTGCCAGGCACAAAGATTAGGTTTGCATGTGCCAAAGCCGTTGCACCAATCCTAGTAAGTTTTGCTAAAGATTTCCATGAGCTAGTTGAGCCAATAGATCAAGGCCAATTAGATGATTGGGGTTATGCCTTTAGGCAGACCAGGGGATCAGATAGAATTTTAAGTAACCACGCATCCGGTACAGCCATAGATTTAAATGCAATTAAGCATCCGTTGGGCAAGTCAAATACATTTAATAAGCATCAGCGTAATACAATTAACCTACTCATAACTAAATATGGTTTGACTTGGGGTGGCAATTACAAACGGCGTAAAGATGATATGCACTTTGAAATTGCGTTAGATCAAAATGAAGTTAAACAAAAAATAAAAGAGTTAGGATTAAAATGAAATTAGATAAGAAGAAAAAAGAGATTCTAAAATCGTATGCCCGAAGCATTGCCGCGGCTACCATTACAACTGTATTAGCTTTGGTTGCAGATTGGAATCCTGAATACGCAATTTTGGCCGGTGCAATAGTCGCACCATTGGCACGATATTTTGATCCTAAAGATGATAAGTTTGGCATCAATAGTAAATGAGTACGAATGATTGGATGGCGTTAGCAGTATCTAGCGTAACCATAATTGGTTCTTTAGTGGCTTCCGTGCGTTGGCTAACTAAGCATTACCTATCTGAGTTAAAGCCTGATGGAAATGGTGGACACAATTTAGAAGGTAGAGTTGTCCGCATAGAGCAAAAATTAGACACGCTATACGAAATCCTTATATCTAAGAAGTAAGTCAGCCTTATCCCCTACCCTATGGCCATGAAGATGTGCGTGGTTGTACCCAGTAGGGGCAGGCCTGAAAATGCGGATCGGCTGGCCAAAGCCTTTATAGATACTAATACAGAAGCCGATCTTTATTTTATTGTAGATAATGATGATCCGCGTTGGGTGGAATATACAAACCATGACCGATACAAAGTTTTACCAGCGGATAATAAAACAGGTGGTTGTGCCGCTTCTCTTAATACCGGTGCGGTTTATCTGTTGGATATTACTAAGTTTCCTTTTTATGATTATTTTGTTTTCATGGGTGATGATCACTTACCTAGAACCGAAGGCTGGGATAAAGCCTTTATGGAAGCGTTAGCGCATAACACCGGTATTGTTTATGGTGATGATCTATTGCAAGGTGCTAACCTGCCAACAGCCTTTGGCATGAGCCGGGATTTAGTTAATGAGCTACGCGGTATGACATTCCCAGGTTGCATACATTTATTCTTTGATAACTTTGTAAAGCAATTAGGATTAGATTTAAATTACTTAAAGTTTTTACCTGATGTAATTATTGAACACCTACACCCAGTAGCAGGCAAGGCTGAGATGGATGAAGGGTATGCCAGGGTTAATCAACCTAAGTGGTATGAACAGGATTTACTTATACTGCAAAGATACTTAGCAAGCGCGGAGTATGCAGAGTTGGTTAGAAAATATAGATGAACATACTCATTACCGGTTCACATGGCTTTGTAGGCCGTGCCTTTAGGCGTGCGCTACCTTATGCCAATTTAACCTTAGTTGATTTAAAGCAAGGTGTTGATTGCCGTAAATTCTTTCAGCTAGAAAAAAAACAATATGATCTAGTAATACATTTAGCCGCATTAGTTGGTGGCCGGATGGTTATAGAAAATGAACCATTATCACTAGCTGTTGATCTTGCCATTGATGCTGAGTTTGCTACCTGGGCTATGCGAACCGAACAGCCTTATGTTGTGTACTTCTCATCATCTGCCGCTTATCCAATAGAGCTACAAACCCTGGCAAAGAAAAAGAAGTTAAAAGAGAAAGATATAAATTTTAACAAAATAGGTAAACCGGATATGACCTATGGCTGGACAAAACTAACCGGTGAAATGCTTATGAATTATTTGCGTGAAGAAGGTACAAAGGTATTAACCCTTAGACCATTTAGCGGTTATGGCACTGATCAAGACTTAGATTACCCTTTCCCATCAATTATTCAGCGTGCCATAATGAACTCAAATCCATTTAACATTTGGGGCAAGGCAACTACTACCAGGGATTTTATTCACATTGATGATGTGGTAGATGCAACAATTGAGATGGTTAAAAATGAGTGTAATCAAACAGTTAATTTATGTACCGGAAGGCCTACCACCTTTTTAGAGTTAGCAAAAATAGCAATGAGTACCCTGGGATATGAAAAGACATCTGCCAATAGATTCAAAATATTGACCGATAAGCCGGCAGGTGTGGCTTATCGCGTAGGTGATCCAACAATGATGAGCGATTACTACACGCCAAAAATAACCCTGGAAGAAGGCGTTGAGCGTGCCATTCGCGGATTAGTATGATCTAAAATTAGGGATACCATGACCCCAAAAAAACCCCGCAAAGTTACAAAGCGCAAACGGCGCACACCGCGCAAAGCTGATGCGTTAAACAAATTAGAAAATCATTACATCACATTAAACGAAATGTACAGAGCGGCCAAAGCCGCCGGTTTTAGTAGTGAAGTTGCATTTTGGTTAATAACAGAGCCAGGTGCATCACTACCTGATTGGGTCAATCCGAACAATAAACCAACTGAGATCATTCCCCGAATTGATCCAACAGAAGATGAGGATGATTATTAAACGCGATAAAACCTTTAATGCTAAATATTTAGTGGTGTCAGATTTGCAAGTACCATTTCAATTCACAGAAGCCGTAACCAATTTAAAAAAATTGGTTAAGGCTTTTAAATTTGATTTGGTACTAAATGTTGGTGATGAAATGGATTTTAATACCATTAGTAGGTTTAGCGAAGGCCGTGCAGAATCTTTTATGCAAACACTAAATGAAGATCGGGAAACCTGCCAAGATATTTTGTACGATTTAAAAACACATGTAGTTAGCAGATCAAATCACTCAGATAGGTTATACAAAGCTATATCCCGAATACCTGGGTTAATGGAGTTGCCGGAGTTGCAGTATGCAAAATTTATGGGCTTTGATGATCTAGGCATACATTACGCAAAACAGCCTTACCCGATCCCTGGTACTAACTTTGTACTTTGTCATGGGGATGAGGGTGCTATATCTAAAATTGCCGGGCAAACTGCATTGAACATAGGCCGTAGGTGGGGGCGTTCAGTAATTTCGGGACACACGCACAGGCTGGGCTATACATGCCACTCAGAAGCCTTTAACGGCCGTTTAGAGCGTGTTTTAGTGGGTATTGAGTGTGGTCATACTTGCGACATGAAAAAGATGGCTTATACGAAAGGCTACGCCAATTGGCAGGCAGGTGCGGTAATTATCCATATCAAGCGTGGCAATGTGAGCGCGGAGATGATCCCATTCAATGCTGATGGATCATTTACAGCTATGGGTAAGGCCTTTGGGTGAGGTAGATCACATGACACACCCCTATGGCATATTGCATTTGTCAGTGGGCTAGTGTTTAATTGCATTTACAAACGCAATTGACCGGAAGGGGTTAATTATGAAAGCTACAAAGAACCAAATATGTAATTGTAATCAATACTGTTTAGACACAATCTGTATATCAAGTGATAGCAATCTACGCGTGCGTAAATGTTGGTGTGCTGATTGCAAAATTGTGCGTAAAGAAATTAAGGCTAACGCTTACAAGATGATTATGGTGAACGCATGATTATAGTTATTGAAAGCGTATTACAAACCAAGATTGATTTTAGGTATGTAAAAGATGAAGATAATTATGTTGCATCTACATCAAATGTATTAGGTGATTTCACATCATTTGGTAAAACACCTGATGATGCAGTGCGTAGATTAAAATCTAAATTGTTTGGTTTATTGGCTGAGTATGTACACAATCAGAAGGTGAACCACTAATGAAAATTACAAAGAATCAATTTGAAGCCTTAA